CGATTTCGTTAAAACCTCTTTGGCGATGCCAAAGGTCTATATCCTTAGCCGTATGCTGCCTACCTTCTGGAGTAGCAGAACAGTGGACTACAAGATAATGAATGGTACGTGTACTTTTTTTCATTTTTTAAATTATTTATTCATTACATTATCCTTCTATAAAAACAATTTCTTTTCCTAACAATCCTGGTATTGTGACAATCTCACTATTATCTTCATACACAATACCCTCATTACTCCAAGAGGGTATAGAGAATTCTATTAACTGTGTTCTATTTGCAATGGAAGCCTTGGAACTAAAATTTTTTACCTTCCTGTTATTTATGAAAGCACTTCCCCATTTATAAAAGAAGCCATTAAGATAAATAACATTGAAAACTACTTGAAAATTAATAACTTTTAAAGTCCTCATTTCATTAATGTTTTCTCTAACGAAGACGTCCCAAACAAGATCATTTCCCTCTATGAAAACTTTTGGTTTTCCTATCTGCATATTTATATTGTCCTTATCCAAGGTTGTGTAAACAATTTTACCAATATATCCAACCCTAAAGGGAAAGAAGGACTTTATATCGCGCCACTCTTGAGTGTTAAAAATATTCTTTACCCTAATTCTACAAAAATGTATTTTTACACCCTCCCCTCCCCAATCAAAGTATTGTATTACGTTCATTTATTTATGTATTTAATAATCGGATAAGGAACGAAGCTCGCTACTATATCCCACCAATCTATAAATGTTTTCTTTATGTATTTATCATATAATTCTTTACACAGCCCTATAATACCTAACAAGATAGCAGCTATAAGTAAGGATTTCACAATGGGCAAGAATATCAGAGCGCTAAGGAAAATGACAATAAATATTATATTCCCGTACTTACTATGTAGGAGCTTATCGCTACCCTTGAGTTTGTTGATTACTTTTATCACACATTACGAATATCTATATAACACTTATTGTTCCATATACTCACCACGGCCGTACTTCCATCGCTCCCGTTGAAGGACGTATCATTCGTGTAGATGATGGTCTTTCCTGTACAAGTAAAGGTTACTTGTCCACCAGCGAATACCTTGCGAAAGGCTACTGAATATCCTGATGGAATTAGCTGTAAGTCACAATTAGGGGTATTAGCTGTTACATATACTATATTTTCATCAGGAAATATCTGCCTTTCTCCGCTTATCTCTGTAGCTATTCTAATATCTTCAGGCGCGGGAGACCAGTCAGTAGCTTTATCACCAATTTCAAATTTTACTTTTTCTACAATTGCCGTAGGTGTTGGAGATATACCATTAACTTCGTGAAATGCACATATTTCATCCCATTCAAAATTAGGTATTACAATAGCTTCATTATAATCATTTACTAAATCAAGTATTATATACTGTCTTGGTCTTCCGGATTTATCCCCAAAATATATTGTAAGTCTTTTATTTGTTTCAACAGTTGCATAGCAAGAAAAAACATATTTTCCCCCAACTTTCACAGGTTTTGCTAATTTCCAATATTCACCAGTATAGCCCACTAAAGTTTTTTTATTTTTTGAATTTAAGGCATAATTTCTCCCTCCAATTTTTATGTTTTTCACTACTTCTTTTATCTTCTCCTCTGTAACCATTGGAGGCTGTCCATCTATATCATTCCAGTTGTGTCTGTGAGAGGCAGGGGCAAAATTCAAATCGGGCTTATCTGCCAAGTCGTTATAAGAAAAAGCATTTTCGAATATAACATTATTCCCGGCCGTAAGCTTAATCTTTCCGCTCTGCACCACGATCCCATCAGGAATATTGCTGACAAAGTGGCTCACGGGGATACTGGTAAGGAGGTTATTGCGCTTATCCCTTAACTCTAAGGTCTTCTCAGGCTTGTTGTACACCAACTTCGTCCCCTCATCGTCCAAGAACATTAGGGAGATACGCCTTACTATATTACTTCCCTTTTTGAATCGTAACTCTGTGGTATTCTCGTCCAGTTCTATATCGTAATCTTCGAGGTTATCTAACTGCTGCTTGTAGGCATTGGTAAAGTCATTCGTGGATAACCCCTTGCCCACTTCCTTATCTACTTTCCCATCAAACAGTCCCTTATGAGCTTGGCTATCTGTTAGATGGTTGCGAAGCTGTTCTGCGGAAGCAGTACCCTGTATCACATTTTCCAAGCCCTCTATAGAGGTCATTGGGATTTTTTCAGATTTATGAAAAAAACTATCCATCCACGCCCAGAATTGCTCTTGGGTAGGCTTTTTAAAGTTGGAAAACCATTGCTTTAATGTTTGTATTGCTGTCATTATCAATTATTAATTAAGGTTATATACCTACATATTCAATAAACTGAACTACACGATAAGGGGGCATGTTGTTATGGGGTTGGCCACCTCCTGTTGGTTCTATCTTCATTAGATTTCTTCGATTAGGAGTTACATCCCAGAAATCCATTGTAAATGCCGTTCCGTTACTATTGCTATCATTATCACTTCCTGAAGCATCATTTACAGTATCGTGGCTATGACTGGGCATTTCATCGATAGTGAGTTTGTGGGAACGTTCGCCACCACTTTGGTTGAGTGCATTAAGGCGATAGTCTTGTGAGTCTTCGGGTTTCTTAACATAGTCAGGGTCAAGACCTATAGGCATTTTACCCCGCAAATTCACATATTCTCTCCAACCTGCAGGTATTTCCGAGGCGGGCCTGCCCCATAAAGCAATCAGACCTATAGGCACCGCTTGCTTTTGCAACTTAAGTCTTTCTACCTCTCTCTTTAAGTCATTCAATGCTTGCTTTTCTGCCTTTCTATCTTCTAATTCTTGCAGGTTATTCAGTCTTTTGAAGTCTTCCCAATTAAAAGTCTTCTCAGGGGTAGACCTGCCGAATGCTACACTCCTTATCACCTCCAAGGGACGGAGGAATCCGTCTTCAAAGGTTACCTCATTGGTGAGTTCTTTGATAAACACTGTACTATCTTTCGCTCCGCCTTCAAAGGGAAAGAGTTCGCCATTTATATACACGGTACCTGGGGAGATAGTGTTTCCTGTCTCCTCACAACCTGATATAATAGCCTTATTGCCAGCAAGGTGTCCAAAGTGATTAAAGAGGCTATAGGCATTTTGCATAAAGGCAAGGAAATTGACATCAAAGGGATATCCCGCCTCGTGTGTTAAGTTTAATTTGTTCATATTAATCAATTCTTATAGTCCATCTCTTGCCCGCGAGCTTATAGAAGTTCACTAAAGCTTCTAATTTGTATTTGTCATATTCTAAACCTCGTGGGAGTACTACTACGAAATCCACACCTCCATCAATATAGTTACCCCGTAAGTATAGGAACATTCTACCCAAGTACAAAGGTCTATTGACATTTCTTTGGTAAATGTATCGTCTTATATTCCGCGTACCGTCTTCTATTTTAATACGTCTTAGCTGAGGGTCAAACTCATCATTAAGAGCTTTGCGCAGGTAGCATACTTGGCTGTTATGAGCGAGGTTGTACAAGTCGGCTTGGCGAGCTCGCTGAAAGTCGTACAGCAGTTTGTGCAAGGGCGTTGCCAGCATTCTTAACCACGCCACCAACTTTGGCTTTCGCAGGAAAGTAGGGGTAAGCAGCACGAGCAGTTTGTCGATGTTTAGGTTATACATTGCTAACGTAGGTTATATCGTTAAAGTTATCAATGGTAAAGTAGCCTGCGGTGGGTATTTTGCTTATTTCTATTGTTTCAAAAGCTCCGTAGCTTCCTCCGCTGGTGATGTTTTTGCTTTGTGCCAATACTAAGTGCGGTATCTTTACTCCTTCGGCTTGCTGGAGGGCGTCAATAAGGTGCGCTAATACGAGTTCGCCATTGAAGGGCAAGCGTTTGAGGTAGCTTTTGACAGTATCTTCTACGGGCTTGGTGGCGTGGAGAATACTCTGTCCGTTGCTGTCTAATACAAGTGGGTCATAGATGATTTTCATTTGCAGGTGCAGCACATCGGGCTGATAATTTACTACCGATAGGCGTACGCCCGCGTCTTTGATTTCCTGCAAATAGGCCTCAAAGGCTTGCTTTTGGGCGTCGGTGATAGGTTGGAGTGTGTTACCTTGTTCGCCTGCTATTTTTACTATCAAACGCCCTTCGTTTTTGCTTTCTATTACTGCCGAGTACTTCACTATCTTACTGGCTTCTATCTGTTCCTCTGTATACCCTTGGTTGTTGAAGGTATCACTATCGGGCAATAGGTCAAAACCATACTGAAAAGCAAGGGCTTTGCTTCTGTACCAACGTGCTGTGTGGGGTTTGAGTTCTGCTAAACGCTTGTCAATATCCGCCCTATGCTGGTCGAACAGCTTCTCTAAGCTCCATATAGCCACCGCTATAATATAGACCCACAAGCGCCAAATCGCTACTTTGGAAGTGCTGTTGACGCTTTCCAATGCGGGCTCTTGTGCTTTGGCTTGCAGGATAAGGTTTTGTATCTCTTGAATGCTTCGTGCCATAGTTATTGTTGTGTTACTACAAAATCTAAATTTATTGCCCATATACTGATACCCTCAAGGCGTTTAGCAACTTGTTCGTCTTCTTTGGTGAAAGCCGTTGCGGGCTGTAGGTTTTTAGCCGTATAATAGGCTAATATATCTTTATTAGTGAACGCTTCTGCTGGTAATACTAAGGTTTTGCCCGCTTGCACATCATCAGTGATGTTAATAGTGTTGGCTTCGGCAAACTCAAAGACGCTTTCCATCGTGCCCGTGTGTTGCAGGGCGAGGTCTAATAGTGACTGATTATGTAGGACTGTTATTGTCATCTAATTCAAAAGTTTTATAGAACTTCTTATTAATTATCTTGAGCAGTACTTTAGCAAAGCGAAAGCCTAAACAGTCTAAGTTCTCCAAGAGACTCACCACGAGTTGCCATATAATCCCTATAAGTACTATCCAGTAAAGCCAGTGGAAAGGGTCAAACTCAAAACCTCCAAGACTTGGAAACTCCACATTAGCCGAGAAGGTATGCAGTATATAAATAGGCACTAAGTAGGTGGCTATCTTCAACAACATACGTCCGAATTTGCGACTCTCGTGCTTTTCTCCTCTCTTCCTTGAGGCTTGTACGCCTGTAATCCATTCAAATACTAGCAATACCACGTAAGCGGTAAGGAATAAATGGTTGAAACCAAAGAGAAAATGTACAGTAGCAAACAAAAAGGAGAGTATTACGTCCATCTTTATAAAGAGCATTGAAAAAGTGTGACCAAAGGAAGAGTGCAGGAAGTCTTTGCTATCCCTAAATCCAAATCCTTGTAAAATGTAATTGAGTGTTATCATCGTTATTAGTTTATTTTTTTAGCTTATGGTTCCCGTTCCCACACTGGTAGTGGAACCTGTCTGAGCGGCTGCTGTTCCTGCCGTGCTTACAGATATACCTGCTTTCACCGTTACCACTCCACTCTTGACGAACGCTTCAATAAGAGAGGCTAAGCGTTCGGCGTACTCTTCTATACTGCTATCGGTTTTGGTGGCATATCCTGTTGAAGGGAGATAATGCCTTGTTTGAGTTGTTCTTTGTTTAGTGACATAGGTTAATTTGCTAATTATATTGTCCATCAACTAATAATTTACCTCCCTCTTGTAGGGCTACATTGTTAATCTGCATACCATCATACTCCAATTGTTTCTTTATTTCGATGAGTACTTCAGTATAGAGGTCATCAGCGAGCATTTGGGCTATGCCTACCCCTACTTCGGGGTGTTCTTTCCATTCTCCCTTTTCAGTAGTGAGTATAGCCTTTTGTTGTTGGTTATCAGAGTGCCCCACCTCAAAATCACCTGCTAATAATTGCAAATCATTATTATCATCTATAAGTATATCTTTCATTAGTTTGTCTGTAACTGGTTTATACTATTGATAGCCCTAAGTAGTTCCTCCTTCACCATTGCTCCAAAATTCTCTACTCCTTCACGGACAGATGATACATATACCTTAGTATCAGTGCCTACATTGCCTATCTGTATATTAATATGCGTTTGTCGGGTACCTCCTGATACGATGTTGTCCTTAGTTTTAGCTCCTTCTCCCGTGGTAGCTGTAATGTCTCCCGTAATAGGACTTATCCCTGGCGTGGGACTGCTTTCAGTTTTCATACCCAACTTGCCCATTAGTCCGTCTTTTACTTCCTTAAAGCTCTTAAACTCTAAGGAGTCCCACGCTTTGCCAAGTGCTTCCTTAGCTTTAGCCTCTGCCTCGCCTGCTTTTTTATAGCCCTCTGTTACCGATTTGGCACGCTCCTGCAAGTCGTTTTGTATCTTACTGATCATTGCTTGGTTTTCGGAACTATCGCCTAAGCCAACGGCTTCTTTAAACTTATACCAAGCAAGTTTACAAGCATCTACTCCCGCCATAAAAGCATTGACAGCAGTGTTCCAATGAGCCTGATAAGTAAGGATAAAAGCTTCCCAACTGTATTTCATACCTTGCACGGTATATTCCCACGCCTTACCCCATCCACTTACCCCTACAATGCAATAGGCAATTATGGCTATAAGGGTAATAATACCTGCAATTATCCATGTAATAGGGTTAGCTAAGAAAGCAAGATTCGTCTTAATGACTGCCCAGGTAAGCCTATTTTGCCAGGCTGTAGCAATAGCTGTATAGGTATTGTGTAGTATCAATGCTGTGGTGAATATGCCTATAGCTCCTGCAATACCCCATATAACGGGATTCCCTTCTTGAAACTTCTGAATAAGCCAACCTACACCTCCCCCTATACTCTCAAAGACGGCGGACATAAAGTCTACCAAAGGGCCAAGCATAGGGCTAATAGCTTCGTATACTTTTAGAGCAAGCTCGGTGATAGAATCCATCATCTTATTAAACTTACCGCTAAGGGTTTGTCCCGCTTTTTCTGCACCTTGGTAGAATAGCCCTTGTTTATCAGTTGCCCATTCAAAGGCTTGTGCGAGTTCCTGTGCTGAAATACCTCCTTTGCTCATTCGCTCCTTGAGCTGTGCCATACTCTCACCCGTACGTTCACTTATCACCTGCAAGGGGTTGAAGCCTGCGTTAATCATCTGCATTAAGTCCTGTCCTTGTAGCTTGCCTGCTGAGGTAGCTTGTGCAAAAGCAAGTGATAGGCTTTGCATTTTCTGCGCGTCACCCATAGCAATATCGCCTATGTTCTTGAGCTTGCCAAAAGCAAACTCAGAGGAAAGCCCGAAAGACATCATTGTCTTCTGTGCTTCAATAAGCCCTGCCTTGTCATAGGGTGTTTTTACTCCATAATCAGAGAGCTGAGCATATAAGGCTTTAGCTTTTTCTACATCGCCGCGAAGCAAAGTGGTGATATTGGCTTGTTGTAAGTCAGCTTCCATCCCCTTTTTGATACTTCCCCCTATTGCGGCTCCCGCCAATATAAGAGGGTTAGTAGCTATTCCAGGCAGGCTGTTTAGGGCTTCGGAAAACCATGTCTTTATTTTACTACCATTGAGGGTTTGCAATTTGGTAATACTATGCTCTAACTTTTTTATCTCGCTGTTGTACTTGCGAATAACAGCCAAGTTTTCTACGGGCAATAAGTCTCTTTCGGCTTTGAGTAAGGCAATTTTCTGTTGCAAAGTATGTACTGAAGTCCCCATCTGGGCAAAGCCTTTGGTCACTTTTGCTTGTGTTGCCTGTAGCTCGCCAAATTTATCCAGCATAGTGTCGTTAGTTACGCCAATTTTTTGTAACTTTGCACTGACTAAATCTTTAAGTGTTAATGTATATTCTAAAATATTTGCCATGAGAGTCTTATTGTTTTTCTTTAACATCCTTGCCTCTATAGGCTTATTGCTCCTAGTTGGTGCGGGATTTTTCTATGGGGCTGCCCTTTTTTGTGTGCCTTTCTATGCTACTTATAGGGCTTTTACCGAGAAGGAGCCCAGTACTAAGAGGAGATACACCACTACAGCTATTGCCAGTACAATTTCCTTTTTCCTTATAGCAATACTTGCCCTTATGCTCTCCAAAGGAGCCGAACAAGCAAGAGAGCGTGAAAGACAAAGGCAACAACAAACTACCTATACTACTTGTATTGTTCCTTCTCCTTTTGCCTAAGCCATTCAAGCTCTTTTACTCGCATAGCCCACTGGGTATCGGAGAGGTCGTCGGGATTGGCAATGTGCATGTAATAACGCAGTGAGGCGTTGGTGATACGAAGCCAATCCCGTCCCTCGTCTATTTCCGCATCACTTAGAGCTTTTCCAAGGTAGCCTCTTTGATTTGTATAAGGTCGGGTAGTTTGCTACTTACGGCGAGAAACAACTCATCGTTTGTTTTTATTTCCTCATCACCACCCAACCAACAATTGTTGAGAATTACCTCATTAAATTTTAGTGGGTCTTTGGTTGCCAAGGTTGAAGCATAGCTAAGGGTTTTGCGGTCGGGGGTACGCAAGTATACCTTTTTGTCCTCTACACTAATTACAAAGATGTCTTTGTATTGATTTTTCCATTCTTGGATTTGTTCTTTAGTTATCATTTAAATAGTTTTTAAAAATTGTTTAATTGCCTGTGGGAGCTACCTATTATGACTGACGGTCTACATCGATGAAGATAATAGGTAACTCTACAATCATATTCTTATCACCCTGCTTCATTCCTTTTTTCACCTCGGTAAACTCCACATGTCTTAGAATGTCAGTTACTATCTGTCCACCATCTAAAGGAACATAAGAAACGACAAGGTCAAAGCTAAGCCCTAGTATATCTTTACTGGGAGCATCGCGGGTCATTGCCTCAAGCTCACTCTGCCAAAGGCTCATTTTACCCTCATAACTGTAGTTTCCTGCCGCTACTCCGTGAGGTTTACAACCTCTACCATAAAGCAAGACTTTCTCTCGCTTTTCGGCATATTCCACCTCTGTAACTCCTATAAGGATACGCCCCCCAAAAGCGATAGAGATGTCACACCACGAATATTGTTTGCTATCGAATGTTGCCATTTTTTCTAATGATTAATTATTAATGATTAATTACCTTAGGAGGTAATTGTTGTAGTAAAGCCAATATTTACCTCTATAAAGTCAGCATAGCCCACAGGTAATAGTTTGATGCCTATCACCACTTTACCTGTTTGTAACACACGTTGTGTGGGGTCTATATCAATTTTTACTGCCGAAAGTTCGCCCTGCGATACCATTTGGCTTTGTAGAGTACTTTCAAGTTTGGTTTGCCAACTCTTGATAATAGCAGGGTGAATACTGCCGTCCTTAGATAGTAATACCTCATCGCTGAGTTCCTCTACCAATACCCCATAACTTAGGAGCATTGCTTTGTCCATTACAAGCCCATTGCTAAGGCTCTTAAAGTCATCAGTAGGCTTGGTAAGGG